GATGTTTATTTCTGACGGCACTAAATGGCAATTTGCTGCAATTACCTAATAGGGCGGGGGTCACAAGCCCCCGTTTTTAATTTATGATTATTTATCTAAAACACCCTACGCACGGCACAAAGATTGCATCAATGGAGGCGGAAGCAGAATTTGATGAAACAAACGGTTGGGTGCGGTACAATCCAAATACGCCTGAAGTTGCAGTAGCGGAGCCAATTAACACGCTAAAACGTCGTCGTAAAACTACGGAGTAAACATGGCCACAACAGCCAGTGAGCAAATTAACAGCGCTTTGCGCTTACTTGGCGTGTTAGCCGAAGGTGAAACGCCGTCGGCAGCCACAGCGCAAGACGCACTTGCTGCGCTAAATCAGATGATTGATAGCTGGAACACTGAGCGTTTAGCCGTGTTTTCCACGCAAGATCAAGTCTTTTCTTGGCCGCCTGGTGCCATACAGCGCACACTTGGACCCACCGGTGACTTCGTAGGCGAACGCCCAATTTTGGTGGAAGATTCTACATACTTCCGTGACCCTGCGTCAGGCATTTCCTACGGCCTTAAACTAATCAATCAGCAGCAATACAACGGTATTGCTGTCAAAACTGTGACCTCCACCTATCCACAGGTGATGTGGGTCAACATGGAATACCCAGACATTTTGATGACGGTGTACCCAGTACCCACCAAATTGCTAGAGTTCCACATTGTGTCGGTCAAACCGCTGACAACACCGGCTAATTTATCTACGGTCTTGGCGTTCCCACCAGGCTATTTGCGCGCCTTTAAATACAACTTGGCGTGTGAGATTGCACCTGAGTTTGGTATGGAGCCGCCTCCAACTGTTGTTCGTATTGCGATGACTTCTAAGCGTAACTTGAAGCGCATCAACAATCCTGATGACATCATGTCGATGCCTTACTCGATTGTTGCAACGCGTCAACGCTTTAACATCTTTGCCGGTAACTACTAATGAAGACGCCTATTTTAGGCTCCGCATACGTTACCCGCAGCGTCAATGCTGCGGATAACCGCATGGTTAACTTATTCCCTGAAGTTATCCCCGAAGGCGGCAAAGAGCCTGCGTTCTTGCAACGCGCACCTGGGTTGCGTCTTTTGGTTAACGTCGGCACAGGACCAATCCGTGGCGAGTGGGTCTTAGGTGATTATGCGTATGTAGTCTCTGCAAACGAGTTTTATCGTATTGATAAAAGTTACACGGTAAAGCTGTTGGGCAGCGTATCTGGTGAGGGTCCTGTCTCTATGTCAGACAACGGCACTCAAATATTTATCGCCTGCAACCCTGCGGGCTACATATACAACGCACAAACTGAGGTGTTTGCTCAGATTAGCGATCCAGACTTCCCTGGTGCTGTTACCGTAGGCTATTTGGACGGCTACTTTGTATTTAACGAGCCAAACAGCCAGAAGGTTTGGGTCACTCAATTGCTAGATGGCACTTCGGTTGACCCTCTTGACTTTGCAAGCGCTGAAGGCTCCCCAGACGGTTTGGTGTCGCTTATTATCGACCACCGTGAGGCATGGCTGTTTGGCACAAACTCAGTTGAGGTTTGGTACAACGCAGGCGGTGTAGACTTCCCGCTTCAGCGCATCCAAGGTGCCTACAACGAGATTGGCTGTATTGCGCCATACTCTGTTGCCAAACTTGATAATGGCTTGTTTTGGCTAGGCGCTGACGCCCGTGGGCGAGGCATTGTTTATCGTGCCGAAGGTTACACCGGAAAGCGTATTAGTACCCATGCTGTTGAATGGCAAATACAAAACTATAGCGATATGTCTGACGCTTTAGCGTACACCTACCAGCAAGATGGTCACGCTTTTTATGTGCTGATTTTCCCAACTGCAAACACCACTTGGGTGTACGACGTAGCGACTAACGCTTGGCATGAGCGGGCAAGTTGGTCTAATGGCGAATTTGAGCGCCACCGCAGCAATTGCCAGATGTCGTTCAATAACGAGATTATTGTTGGCGACTATGAGAACAGTAAGCTGTACGCTTTTGACCTAGACGATTACTCTGATGATGACCAGATTCAAAAGTGGCTGCGCTCATGGCGCGCGCTTCCTACTGGTCAAAACAACCTAAAACGAACTGCCCAGCACAGTATGCAATTGGATTGTGAGACGGGTGTTGGGTTAAATGACGGTCAGGGTTCTGTCCCCCAAGCCATGCTTCGGTGGTCTGATGACGGTGGTCACACTTGGTCTAACGAGCATTGGAGTTCTATGGGCAAGATTGGTCAAAGCGGGCATCGCACGTTTTGGCGTCGCTTAGGCATGACCCAAAAGATTAGGGACAGAGTGTACGAAATATCAGGCACCGATCCGGTAAAGATTGCTATTCTTGGCGCAGAACTTATATTAAGCCCCACAAATGGCTGATACCACAAATATCCCATCGGCGAGAGTGCCGCTTATAGAAACCGACAGTTCTTTGGTGTCTAGGGAGTGGTACCGGTATTTCTTTAACCAATACAACTTGGTGTCTGGTTCAACCACTACCCACAACACGTTAAGCGGGTTGCAGGGAGGCGCAACGGATCAGTACTACCATTTGACGGCGATAGAGTACACAGGCACAGGTTCAGGCGTCTTTGTGCGTCAGAACGGACCGACATTAGTCGCACCCAACCTCGGTACGCCGTCTGCAATTGATTTGACCAACGGAACTGGGCTACCCCTTACAACGGGCGTAACAGGCGTTTTGGCGGTCTCTAATGGCGGCACGGGTGCGTCAACTGCGTCAAGCGCCCGCGCAAACTTGTCGGCTGCTGTATTAGGCGCAAACAACGACATTACAAGTATGTCGGCTGTAACGGGTGCAATTGCTAGCCCTACATACGTTCAATTTAATACCACGCAAAGCCCGCTGCCAACTGACGCCACAGGTCGGCTGTACTACAACAACGAAGATCAATTCCAGACTTTTTCATTTCAAATGAATGGCAGTACTGTTCAGCACATCGGTGAAGAACAGTATTACAGAGTTAAATGCCAAGGAACCGTTACCAAAGGACAGGTGGTGTCTTTTGCAGGGACGCTTGGTGCATCTGGAGGCTTAATTGCCAAAGCTGCAACAGGCTTAACGGTTGACCAATCAAACTACATTTTAGGAATTGCTGACGAGTCTGGCATTAACAACGATTGGATTTTTGTTAAGTCGTTTGGTGAAGTTAAAAACATCGACACGACAGGCGGCGCAGAAGCTTGGACGCAAGGCGAGGTTTTGTACTACAACCCTGCTGTCACAGGCGGCTTAACAAAAACCAAACCATCTGTACCAAACGCAATTGCGATTATGGCGGCTGTTGTTCATGTAGGTTCGTCTAACGGCATACTGTTTGTTCGTCCAACATTAGGTTCTGTTTTAGGTGGCACTGATGGCAACGTGCAATTCAGTACGCTTAACAACCTAGACATCATTCAATACGACAGTGCTAACCAGTACTGGAAAAACGTATCGCCTTCGGTATTGACTGTATCAACAGCTACAAATTTGGCGTCCGGCGCAGCAGGCAGCGTACCCTACCAAACAGGGTCGTCAACTACCACTTTTCTGCCAATTGGAACTGCAAGTCAATTTTTGCGTGTTAACGCTGGCGCTACCGCTCCTGAGTGGGCAACAGGCGCTGCAATTTCCAAAACCGACGACACAAACGTAACGCTGACGTTGGGTGGAAGCGCAAGCACGGCGTTAGTTAATGCCGCATCGTTTACGCTAGGTTGGTCAGGTCAATTGTCTTCCGTTAGAGGTGGCACAGGGTATGGCAGCTACGCGGTTGGCGACATTTTGTACGCTGACACTACAACGACGTTAGCCAAGCTATCTCCTGGAACGGTAGACTACGCACTGGTGTCTAACGGCGCAGGCGTGGCACCCTCGTACAAACAGATTTCTTTAACCGCAGGCGTAACAGGCACCTTGCCTATTGCTAACGGCGGCACGAACGCTACAACGGCAACGGGTGCGCGTACCAACATCTTGCCCTCTTACGCCACAAACGCAGGCAAGGTTTTGGCGGTCAATGTCGGTGAGACAGACGCAGAATGGATTTCTGTTGGCGGCGCCGGCACAGTCACTAGCGTAAGCGGTACAGGCACGGTTAGTGGCATCAGTTTGTCGGGTACGGTCACAAGTGCCGGTAGTTTGACGCTAGGCGGCGCGCTTGACTTGTCTAGCCCACCCGCTATTGGTGGCACAACGCCATCAACGGGCAAATTCTCAAACCTTGAGTACACAGGCACATTTACTGGCGGTACGGGCGTAGTCAACATTGGCTCAGGTCAGATATACAAAGATGCGTCTGGTTTTGTTGGTCTTGGTACTGCGTCGCCTGCAACTGACCTTGATGTGGTCGGTCCGGCTAGCGTGACGTCTTTTACCGGCACAACCAAGCTTGGCGTAGTTGTCCGTGGATCAACAGCTGCAACTGATTACAGCGGTATCGACTTTATTGGAAACAGTCAGACAAACCCCACAGCTAGAATTGCCGTAATTTCAACAGGCAGCGGTTCATCTTTGTCATTTGGAACGTCTAGTTCCTACGCTTCCGGCATTACTACTAATGCGATGACGCTTAACGATGATGGAATTGTTGGCGTAGGTACATCGGCCCCCAGCGACCCAGTTGGTTTTGGTCGTGCGGTTGATATTCAAGGTTCGCTTGGTGGTGCTGTATATCTTAGAGATGTTGACGCACCATCTGTTTACACTTATCTTGGATTTATTGGTAGCAATAGCACAACTTACATTTGGTCGTTAGCAAACGGGCCAATTCTTTTTGGCACTAATGATGCTGAACGTATGCGGATTGCGTCAGGAGGGGCAGTATCAATCGGTAAAACGGTAGACACCGTTACGGGTGCAGGAGTTGTTCTTGATCCATCTGGCTTAATAAGAATTACTAGGGCTGGCACAACATCCTCCACACAAATACAGTTTGCTAATAACGGCGGAACGCAAGTTGGCACTATCACAACATCAGGTTCAGCTACTGCGTACAACACGTCTTCAGATTACAGACTCAAAACAATTGACGGCAAAGTTTCCGGCGCAGAAGCTAAAGATTTTATTATGGCGCTTGAACCAGTAAAAGGCAACTGGAGGGCTGATGGCTCAAAGTTTGTTGGCTTCTTAGCGCACAAATTTCAAGAAATTAGCCCTTCTTCCGTAACTGGCAGAAAAGATGAAATTGACGAAGAAGGCAACCCGCTTTACCAAGGGATGCAGGCGGCTAGCCCAGAAGTCATGGCGAACCTAATTGCATTTGTTCAAGAGCAACAGGTTCTTATACAATCTCTTACAGCACGTCTAGAAGTGTTGGAAAACAAATGAAACGCAACATTAAACACATTGCTTTTATGCTTGAAAACAACACGTTAACAGAATATACTCGGACTAATAAAACAGCCCGATTTCCCTTTCGTATCGCTGGTGTACCAGCACAGAAGTGGCAAAACCAGGATAAATTATGAGCGTAAACCTTTCCTTATTAGCGGGCGCGGGCTGGCAGTTCTTTACGGACTCAGGCGCTGTCTTGACCGGTGGTAAGCTGTATACATACGCGGCCGGTACAACAACACCGCTTGCGTCGTATACATCTAGCACCGGCGCAACACCAAACGCCAACCCAATTATCTTGGACGCTGCTGGGCGCGTGCCAGAAGAGATTTGGCTTACAGAAGGTTTGCTCTATAAGTTTGTATTGATGGACGCAAACGACGTACTGATTTGGACTAAAGACAACATTATTGGCGCCGCAGATTTGGTGGGGTTTGCCGCTGATTTGGCAAACGCATCTGATCCAGCTAAAGGCGACGCCCTTGTTGGCTTTCGTCAGTCCAATAGCAGCGGCAATTTGACCGGATCGGTTAACAGCACCGTACACAAAAAACTGCAAGAGATCATTAGTTTTAAAGATTTCGGCGCAGTTGGTGACGGTACAACCAACGACCAAGCTGCGATTCAAGCGGCGTTAACTGCTGCCAACGGTCAGATCATTGACGGTCAGAACCTGACGTACAAAATCAACGCACCTATTGCGCTTACCGCGTCTAACACGGTTATCAAGAACGCCACGTTTGACTTTTCAGACATGGCAGACCAACCTAGTTCGCCCGATTTATGCCTTGTGGTTAGCGGGTCAATCGGTACGGCGGCTGCGCTTACTGTAACCACTAGCGTAGGTGCGGTCACGATAACAGTCGCAAGCACAACAGGCTTTGCTGCTGACGACTTGGTGTTTTTAAAATCTAATGCTGTTTGGGATTCTGGCTCATCGGTCACATACGGTCAATACGCAAGAATTAACACTGTTATTTCTTCAACACAATTTTCTTTGACTGAAGGCGTAGCACTTAGATTTGCTACTACTGATTCCGCAACGGTTGCTAAAGTTACGCCAATTAAAAACGTCAAGTTTGACCATATGTCGTTTATCGGCGCAGACGCAAACTTGCAAGCCGGAATATATGTATCGTATGGCGAAAACGTCACGGTATCTAACTGTCAATTTAACGGCTTTGATTACTCTGCCGTTTCTTTCTTTCGCTGCTATCAATCAACAATTGACGGCTGCCGACAGCTTAAATCATCTGCCGCCGGATATTCTTATGCTTACGCTTTAATTGGCGGATGCTTTTCTTGCAGCGTATTGAACTCATGGGGCGAAGACAATCGCCACACCGTCACTATTGGCGGCTCTAACGGCGTCAATATGTTTACCAAGGTCATTGGTTGCCACGCAACCGCGTCAAAAGACGCTGGCTTTGACTCGCACTCAGCCTCGCTTAACACCCTGTTTATGGGAAACCATGTAGTAAATTCAGCCGCGCGTCTTGGCGCTGGTTCGCATGACGGGATTATTAGCCAAGGGGCAAACACATCAATTATTGGTAACACTGTTATCAATCCTCTTGGCAGCGGGATTTTTTACCAACCTTTGTTTCAAAACGGTCAGTACTCCGGCGTTACTATTTCTGACAACACAGTCATAATGGACACGGCAGGCGACGGATCAACGGGTTTAGGTATTTATGTTCAGTTAAATGCCACCACAGGTCCAACCGACCTCAATGGTGTAATCATTAAAAACAATAATGTGTCCGGCGGCGATAGCAACGCAAGCGGTTCGTACGGTATCTATGTGCAAAACCTAAAAGCTAGCGGCGAATTAAACGGTTTGATTATTGAAGGCAACTACGTCAAGCTTGCAAATTCTGCAACGGCGTATCCTTTGTTTATTAGAACAAATGCTGCAAGCGCGGTTATCCGAGATATTGTTATTTCTAACAACGTCTTAAAAGCAGATAATTTTGGTTACTCAATATATATCCTTGCGTCGATTGCCTCGTCATCCATATTAAATATTACTGGTTCAGGCAACGTCTTTGACGCCGACACCTATGCAATTTTCTTGACAGCAACTGGTACGATTAACAAAATTAACCTTGGGCCAAACCATAACAGCGCACCAGGGTTGCTTAACAATACCGGCGCAACAAATGTGCTGCTTAGTGATAGAAACACTTACGGCGTATTGGCGGTCACGGCGGCTACGCACAATGACTTTGAAGAGTACGATTGGTATTTGTTTAATCGCGGCGCAGGCACGGTCACGGTAACATTGCCGGCAGCAGGCAATTCAAAGGGTCGCACGTTGCACTTTAAGACCATCAACCCTCAAGCAGTTGTATCTGCGTCAAGCAACGTAGAGCCTCTTATCACCAACACCCCAGGCACAGCTATTTTGCCCGCCACCGACGGTGCGTGGGCTACGCTGTATTGCGATGGCAGTACTTGGATCATTATGGCTGGAGCCTAATATGTTAGCAGACGCAGATTTTGAGATTGAGATTAACGGCGAGAAGATTCGTGATGCTGTCTATGTAGACATCAATTCAGGGATTACCGTTCAGGAAGTGCTTGCGCTGCAA